GGGAATTGGGGAGAAGCGGAGAGTTATGATGGAAAGCACGGGGGACAGTACCTACCCGCCTAACCGCATGAGTTACCGCCTAACCTGCCTACTTTCCCCCGATCCATAACGGGGCAGCCCTAGCCCGTGGGCAGCTGCCTAGACTTAACATAATCCGCGGCATGGGAGAGTAATTAGGTTATGGATACTAACTACTCTCTTTATTACCGCCTCTCCCCCGCCTCTCGCCACGCTATCGGTGTATGGGTGTTTTGGCATATTGCCGCCCATAGAGAAGATATGCCGCGGCAGCTCTTAGAGGCGTGGAGATACCTGCCCTACCGATAACCCGCGACACGGGCAGAAATTAACCCGCGACACGGCTTGACTTATGCTCTAGCAGGGGCGAGAATAGCCGCATGAATAGCGGAATCCCTAGCGCGTCCGCGCTTGCCGCTGCTCATAATCTCATGGAAGGGATTACTATCATGGATCTATTTCTAGTCCGTTTATTTAATGGCAAGTCATGGCACACTATCCGCAGCTACGCAATAGAGAGCGAGGCGGAATCTTTCGCTGCCGGCCTGTCGGCAGAGTGGGATATTAAGCGCGTTTCATTAGATCAAGCTCTCGCGTTAGAGAATAACTAATGAGCGGGCTAGATCAATTTAACGGCTTACGCGAGGGCGATGTCTGCCTAATTAAAGGAGATACGCCCTTTAAGGGCTTGCGCTGTACGATCCTTAAAATCTACACCGCCCAATTTATCAACATGAAAGCGCCTAAAATTTACGCGCAAGTAGTATTTCAGGCGGGCAATTCCCGCGATTTTCAGATTACTAAACTAGCTAAGGAGAATAACTAATGAGTACTATCACTAATCCACGCATGGCAGCTAATAAAATCCAATTTAATTGTGAGTGTAACGGCTGCCGCAATTACTCACGCCGCCCCGCTGAAATATGGCATGAGAGCCAGATAGCTAGTAAAACTAATGGATATTATTTCTCACGCGAAACCATGCGCCTATTTTCTAGCCGCATAGTAGATTTTAAGCGGATCGAAAGTAACCTACGCGAGGATTTAGACGGCTTAGCCGTCATTGTAAGCTCTCGCTATGACACGGACAATTCTACCCGCTATTATGAAATTTTAACTATATGCGCCTATGGCGATGTAACGCGCCCGTATACCAATATAGACGGCGATCCTATCGTTAAGCATGATTCCTTAAAGTCAGCTCGCGCCGCGTATTACTTGCTAGGCGCTCTCTACCCCTGCTCGTGCCACGGCTGCCAATTAGACAAGGCAGGGCGCTAATATGAGCCTAACCCTAGAATCAGCACGCGAGCTATATAACGCAACATACCTAGACGATAATGGACGCTATTACGCGAAACTATTAGGGCAGCGTAAATATGGCTATAACACGCATATGGGCAGCCTTTATGTCTGTTTTACCTGCGGGTACTTATGCCAATGCGGAGAGGAATAAGCGCCATGTATAACGCCTATCTCACTTTCATGCTCTTAATCGGCAGCTGTTACGCCGTAGGCGCGGCGATCTGGCTATTAGATCGCGCTCTATCTTTCCATGAGCGAGGCATGGAGAGAGTGAGAAATTATGAGCAGAGAAAGGCGGTGATTAAGTGAGCATAAACATCAAAGTGCCAGAGCAGCCGTCTAAGGCGCAGATCTTAGCTATATTAGACGCATACCTTGACGGCTTAGATCGTGGATATATCCTAAGCATGGATACCGCGCCAGAATCTAGCCCCCGCGCTTAATTGTCGCCTGCTGCTCACGGCTAGCCCGTGAGTGGTGGGAGATACTTAATCGTTAAGTATTCTCTACTCTGGAAGGGTAAAATATGTCTATATTAACCGAAACTAAGCAGGAAACTCTCACGCTGTCCGCGCACACTTTCGCGGATCTAATTACGGGCGCGGCAATAGCTTGCGCAAGTGGGAAGGACGCGCCTTACCTATTCTCTGCCGTGTACTTACGGGCGGAAGGCGGCGAGCTAGTGGCAGCCGCCACGGATCGTTATCGCCTTATGGAAGGTAAAACTAAGCTAGACGCGGGGAATTTAACGCTCTGCGCCGTATCGCTTGCCGATATTAAGCGGATCACGGCACTCATTAAGCCGCATACGGCTAAGAATAACCCTATGAAAGAGCCAGAGATAACCCTCTCGCGTGTAGGCGATGTATTAGGGCTATATGTCGGCGGCGATAGTATAAGCGTTACCGCCAGAGAGGAAAGATTCACGGATTACTCTCGCGTATTAAGCGAGGAATTCTCTCCCGTGCCTAGCGTGGCTCTTAATATGGAATTGTTAGGCACTTTCGCGAAAGTGCCGCACGATAATAAAGCTCCCACGATTCTAGGATTCACGGGGGAAAGTAAAGCCGTACAGATCCGCTTAGCTCACGCCGCTATTGTCTGGCGCGGGGCGATTATGCCCATGCGCACGGCATAACCCGCGGACGATAGATAACCCGCCGCGTGTTAGGCAGCGGGTTATCTCCTATCCTACCGCGCTTATTCGACACGATCCGCGCTAAGTAAGACAAGGCTAGGCAGGTACGGGCTAGCTTACGGAGACGAGACAAGAGCGAGCCAGGAGCGCCGATAAAATTAAATAGAAGTGAGGCAAGAATAGGCAGAAATAAATCCACTAAATACTTGACTTAGGCATAGGGCTAGGCATATCCTTATTCCTAAGCCGCTATTTAGCGGACATTAGACGAAATACTCTCGGAAGGGGTAAATAATAAATGGAAACTAAACTAAGCAAAGTAGAGCAAGTCATCGCGGCGGCTCCTGAGCGTTTCGCGGATATATCATCACTCTATGAATGGAGCCTAAACTACGAGGCAGGAAAAAAACCTTATTCTATATTCCTCGATCTGATTGGCTACTCTCATGAGCAACTAGGCGTGGCATTATTTAGTGGAGATTTTAATCAAGTGCTAGGTTATTTAGAATTGGACTACTTAGCAGACGCGCTTAAAGTAATCGCTAACTATGGAGAGGAAGCCTACCTATATGCTTCCGCATTAGTAGAAGCAGGAGATGAATAAACCATGAGCCGCTACGATATTAACCATAATTGCGCCACTTGCGGGCAATATGTCTATGACCAGCACAAGAAAAGCTGCCCCGATTATGTCGAGGAAAAGCTCTCAGACTTTCACAAGCGTATCCAAGCAGCTATCTGCGGGGATTGCCTCGCGCCTATGGAAACCAACCACCCATGCCTGACGGCATACTAAAAGAAGGGCAAGAAATGACTACTACCCAACAGCAATTAAACGACCTTACTTACACGATAGGCGAGAGTTTACGCGAGGCATGGCTCTCGGGCTATAACTCTGCCGCTGGTGATACCTCACGCCAGATCATAGAAGCGTTAGAGAAGCGCAAGGAATACGCTAGCGAGCAGATCGAACCAGGATTAGAAGCAGCTATCGCCATCATTAAGGAGCTAGGGCTATGACTCTATTACTCTTTATCATTGGCGCAGCCATGCTTGGTGCTGGATTAGACTTATTGTTTAGTAAGTGGGAGCGATGAGCCTAAGCCCTGACGACCAAGCCGCCTGCAACGACCCAGCACTTGACGCTAATTGGTGGTTTCCCGAGCCTGAGAGCGCAGGTCGAACGAAAGGTAGCCCAGCGGATAAGCTGGTCATACTCAACTCGGTAGAAGCCATGGAAATATGTAGCACCTGCCCATTATTTACCAACGGCAAGTGCTTGGAATATGCCATGAGCGACACCACTACGATAGACTATGGAATCTATGCTGGCACTCTACCCATGGAAAGAAGGGCAGCAGTCGGATCATTTTCTGAAACTGCTGGCGTCATATATCAGCGCAGAATCCGTAAAGCCGCTACCGCACACGGCTTAATCCCGCCTCTTATCCCCCGCAGAGAAAGGCCGAAGCCATCTTACCTCGACTATTTTCTACACGCGTTAAACCAGTAATCTATTCTCTGCTTCTCCTCATACCAGCAGGGATAGTAATACCCCTTACCTGCCAACCTCAAACCGATTTAAGCCATGTCCGAACGCAAGTCTGGACTAAGACTGAGGTGAGAGCGCTGGCAAAAGTGTGGTGGGGGCTGCCTAAAGCCCAATGGATTTGCCTGGATAAGCTGAACCTTAAAGAGAGCCGCTGGGATTACCAAGCCCACGGAAGTAAGACAAGGCTAGGCAGGGCATACGGCATAGGTCAGGCATTACCCGCCAAGAAAATGCGCATAGCTGGGAAGGATTACATGACCAACCCAGTAACCCAGATCATGTGGCAAAAAATATATATCGAGCGAAGGTATAACGGCAACCCTTGCTATGCTTGGAAGCATGAACGCCATCATAACTGGTACTAGGAAGGAAAGAATATGAAAGAACTACCTACAATTTATTTTCATGTATTAGCCAAGGACAAGGCTAAGATTATGGAGTATTGGTTAGAGCAGAACTTGGACTTGATTGACTATCCCAAGGATCGAATTCACCTGCGCTTTAGAACTAACGACAACAACGACAACACCGCCAGCATTATTCACCAATGGGTAGCCTCGCAAGAGAACGACCCTGATGGGTGGCAATGGGGCAGCATTACAGTAGACGATGAGGATCTGGATGCAAGCATTAAGCAGTATGGCGTACATGAGTGGAATCCAAATCGCTTTAAGCTACTCGGTGCGCTACGCGAGAACGGCATTAACGAAGCTATCTATGAAGGGCAAGACTTCTACTTTGTCTGCGATGTGGACAACTTCCTGCTACCGCACACCCTCAAGACGCTAGTCGGATACAACCTGCCTGTGGTAGCACCCTTGCTACGCTATGCCGTAACCGAGGATGAACGCCAACACTTGCCGTACTCTAACTATCATTTCCTGGTAAACGACAACGGCTATTTCCTAGATGAGATTAACTACTATCGTGTACTCAACGGCGAGATTAAGGGTTTGATTAAGTGTGATGTAGTCCACTGTACTTACCTGATCCGCAATGACATACTGCCCCGTGTTACCTATGTAGATGGGTCAGACAACTATGAGTATGTAATCTTTTCTGATGAGCTACGCCGCTTGGGTATCCCGCAGTACTTGGATAACCAAGAAGTCTACGGATATTTGACGCTCACTGAGAACCTACCCGCCGTTCAGCACTGGATGGGGGTGTTACGAGATGTCCGCAAAGCCAACCGAATTAAAAAAACTGATAGCCCTGCTTGATTCAGAAGCACCCGATGTGGAAACGCTAGCCAAGGAACTGTTCTTATTGGTAGAGGACTTGCTTAATCAACGCCAAAGGTATGTAGTCTTTGCCGTACACCCAAGCCTTAACATCGTTCAGGCAGTCGGCCCATACAATACCCAAGAGCAGGCACGAAAAGATTATGTGAAAAGGATCGGCGCGTATGACAACAATTCATTTGCCAGGCTAGCACTTTTACGCTATCCTGATTCCATAGTCGCAGACTAGAAGTGATGTGGTATCCGTTCTGCCACATCTAGCCAGCTCGCATTACCCTTCCAGTGCTTGAGCAGGCAAAGAATAAGACCCGTTAGGATAAATCTCCTAGCGGGTCTTTTCTGTTTGCTCGCTTCCCCTTCGAGCAACTCTATGCCTAGTTGATGACGGGGCTAGGCTCATCCGATTATCGTCAAAGCTGCGCGGTATGTTCCTTACCAGCAACTAGACAATGCTATCGCTTGGGGTTGTCCGTTGTATAGAATCCTGTGCCGTTAAAGACAATAGAAGGTGCGCTCCATCGGCGCTGGAATTGGTTATGGCACTGCGAGCAGATGTATGTTTCCTCTGCGTCATTCATGCTGCGCTCTATCTCACGGACATCACCGCAACCTGGGCATTCGTATTCATACTTAGGCATTAGTATCTCCCTTACAATTCTTAACGCAGACCCAACGCAATTCATAGTACGACTTGTCCTCGAGCTTGCGTATCTCACGCCGACATAACGGACTGTGCCTGATTTCCTCGCTCACATTTCCACCTCACTTTGGAATGGTGATTGCCCACCTAGATGTTGGTTAAGTCTACGCAATGCCCCGTCCACCTTGCGGTGAGCCGTGGTATCACTGACGCCGAGAGTGTCGGCTATCTCTGAAAAGGTAAGCTGCTCAAAGAACTTCATCTGAAGTACAAGTCTATCCTGCGGATCTATCTTGATTAAAGCACGGCGAATATCAAAGAGTTGGATGACATAGTTGCCACCTTCAGCGGGGTTGCCACCACCTGATACCTTGGGCTTGGTAGCGTCAGTAGTATTGACGACATCCTCCCACACAAAAGGCAGCATCTCAGACAAGGTAATAGGGTCGTAGTACTGCTCATCGCGCAACTCATAGCCGAGCTTCTGCGCCTTAAGACGGCGACAATACTTGTCTGCTTGACGGGTCAGTGTCTTGCCAAGTTGGCGTACACCACCCTTGTAGTCCTCTGGTGTCTGCTCGGGGCTAAGCCACTGCTTGACCTTATCCTCACGCCGCCAGATCCATGTCAGTAATTCTTGACGCACATCAGATACATCAAAGTAAGTTTGGTATTTGCGGTGGACAATACGAGCCACCTGTGAGGCGACATCGGTTGCTTCATCTAACCACTTATCCATTGATCAACATTTCTGGTGCGTGTAGTTGGTCTTGCGTTACTGCGTAGCAAGGCATACGCATCTTTGGATCGAAATACTTTTGGTCTTGCGCTTCATATCCGTGCATCCAGCCCACGATATTGGCAGTGTAATGGGAAGGCAAAGTAACCAGCAGGTACTTACGCTCAGGGTTATCATCGGGAACGATGAGCAACTTGCCTGTTTGATAGGCAGTAGTGCGCACCTCAAACTCACCCACATCACCATCTTTGCGAGCCTCAAACAAAGAGAACGGAAACTTATCCTGCCATCTAGCAATAGCAATTTCTCCCAAGCAACCGCTAATCTCTCGGGCTACCTGCTCTACCCATGTAGGAGCAGCACCACGACTAGCGTCATTGCCTTTGGCACGATTGTAATTAAATCTAGATACCGCCTCGGTGGTAGCGTAGGCTACATCTCCAGGGCTAAGTTTGATTTCAATCATAAATTTTTTGCCCATCTCTGTTTAGGGTTAATGGGTTGATCTGTTCTGTTAATTACTCCATCATTTCTTTTCCATTGTCCGCCAGCTGTTAATCCTTCCAGTATCCAACCACTAGCTTTAAGACTTATTCCTGGCTCGTTATCAAGAATATAAGTTTGTATTTTTTTATATCCCATTTCTTTTGCAATTCTGGCGCAAGCTCCGTACAACATTGAACATCCATTTTTTACACCATTTGTGCAAAGTCTAGTGACTTCTGCCGTTAATCCATTATCAGAGCCTCTGGCAACTGGCCTGCCGACTATTGCAACTCCTACAATTTCACCTTCATCCATTAAACCAATAGACCATTTATGTCCTTGAGATGGTTTATGATGTCTATGCTGCTGAAATATAAATTCATTAGCCGACTTTAATGTAATTGGCACTATTACCAACGCCAGACTTTCCCATCAACGGTAAAGGAATTCTTGACAATAGGAACAAGTTGGGGCATGACATTCTTTCCATCTACATGGAGAATGCCAAAACCCTTGTTCCAAGTAAACAAACCAGCCTTAATATACTTGGCGTACTTGTAATCCATTAAGTTACCTAATTCCATGCCCCACACGGTACGAGTCTTGCCCGCATAACCCTGCGTATGATGAGTCAAGCCCATGCGGTGCGTATGCCCACAGGCTACGCTCATGCCTGCTCGCTTAGCTAATCCTAAAGCGGTAGCGCCAGCGGTAGGTTGCACATTGCCCTCATCGCCATGCATCAACAGCCAACCTGGCGCTATCTCAAACGGATCATGGTGGTACTCAATGCCCAAGTCATCAAGGCGTAGGAACTGCTCAATCTCTAGTTCAGGTAGCCCAAGGAATCCAGGAACCTTTGATTTAATCTTATTGTATAGTCTATCTGAGTGATTACTGCGAACCATATGCTCAACAGTTAGATCCTCAAGTAACTTAACGGTAATGTCGCGGTGTCTACCTAAGTCGCGTTGCCACTCACCTTCTCCGCCCTCTTCCCAACGACTGATCTGGGGAAAGTCAATCTCATCTCCGCAGGTTGCTACTACATCTGGTTGATATGCCCTGATGAATTTCTTAATGGCATTAGTTGCGCCAATGTCATGGAATGGAGCTTGTAAATCTGAGAGGATGAGGATAGTTTTCATTGCTTAGGCCATTTGCCCTTCTGAACGAGGATACCAATTACGGCGTAGTTGGCTAGGTCTTTGAATGAATCCTCAATGGATTCAAAGTTAGGCTTTGATTCCTTGCTAAACAAATTCTTTAGTCGTTCGAACTTATCGCCAATGCGTACTAGCAGTCCGTTGATAGGTCCACCATGGGCATTGTTGATATTGCCTGGGCCGTAGTCCAGCTGCTTGGTGATAAGCAAGTTGCCTATGTCATCCATTACTTCCCAAACTGCCTCGGCAAAGGTTTGCTCTAGAATTTTCTTACCTTGCGAACCGTAGGCAGGCTTACGGTTATTTGGTCTTTGCTCGGCTGGATAGAGACAATCACAAAACCTTTGTCCTTTAACAAAGCAATCGAAGCAAGCATCGTTTCCGACATCTTTTCCACTCATACCTCAACCTTCCTGACCCATATAGATATATTGTTTTGTATCAGCATTAAGTTCATAATAATACACTATCTTGCGTCCGTCTTGTAAGGTTTGTACCATTTCTATAGTGTCTAGTACCCAAAACATATCGGGAACTAATGACCCATCTTTAGGTCCACCTATAAAAGTTGGCATACCTTTCATTTATTTGCTTGTCCAAATACTATTGCTGGCTCTGCTGTGTTGGAGTCATACTGGCTAGCAATCTTAATAGCTGTCTTGATCTGGCTGATGGCTTCATCTACATTCTTGGCCTTGGCATAGGCGTTAAGTGCGCCATAGACATAACTAGCACCCGTGCCACCAGCATAGATACCACGCCTATCTCTAATCCAAGTCCAGTCCGCATCCATGGAATAGATAGTCGTACCTACTGCGACAAGCGCTACGCTTCCTAGTTCTTTGTCCACCGTGTAGTTCAGATCCTCATACTCTGCTTTCCACATAGGTATTAGTTCAGTAGTAAAGAACTTGTCGGTAGCCTCAACGGTGGCAAAGGTCTGTAACTTGGGAAACTCAAAGGAATACTGGGCGATTTGGGCTACTCTGAAGTCACCAGCCACAGCAACGATGTACCCATTTTTCCGAAAAATTTTTCCAGCATTTTTGGGAAGCTCGATTATAGTGCTATCGTCAACCACTCGACTGTCAGCGCCAATGACTGCCCAGCCATTGCCCTGAATGCCAGCCAGCGTTGTCATTCGGTACCCGAATAGTAGATGGCTTTATTTTCTGGGCCATAGCGGCAGACTTCTACCAAAGGATAATCAAACTGACCTTGCATAAGGTTGAGGCGGCGATGCCCACCAGCCTCGATGTCGCCAGTGTTGGTTTCAGTCCAGTCGTTGCAAATCAAAGCGTAGCGAGAATGCTCTAGTATCTTTCGCATGATGATAGCCACGGAACCGTTAGGCAAATGCTGAAGCACATCTTTGCAGAGGATTAAATCCACATGGTCGAACTGATAGGTTTCCGCATCAGCGTTAATGAAGTGGATGGTATCGGTGGCAAAAGGTTGTAGTTCCTCAATGATAACCGAGCTGGCATCTATGCCCGTGTAACGCACACCGTTAAGGTTGTACCTATTGCCTACTCGCCAATCACCGCAGCCAATCTCAAGGATGCTGGATACTTCCTTAGTCTTAATAAAGAAGTTAACAATGTCTATCCAAGTGCGGGCAGAGAAAGGATCAGAGCCAGGGCCTGACTTGTAGCCCCATGTGGATTTGGTATAGATGTCATCAAAGACTTCCTTGTTACTCATAAGCGAGTACCAATCCATCGGGCTACATTGACAGTAACAGCATTGCCTAACTGCTTGTAGCGTGTTGAGTCAGACTGGTCATCAGTCCAGCCGTCAGGAAAGCCTTGTAGTCTTTCGCATTCCAAAGGAGTAATGCGGCGTACTACTGTATCAGTGGCAACACCATGCCCACCTACCGTATCTATTGTGTACATAGGGTCGCCGTCCTCTCCAAATCCTTTGCCTTGTGGGCCAGCAGTATCTTTTCTGCCAATGACTGTACCTTGAATAGCAAAGGCAACTGATTGTCCACCTGTTCTATCCAATGTGTACATCGGATCATCTTCTGATCCGACACCTAAGCCATTTTGTTTCTTATCCATCTCGCGTCCGTCCTGAATTGGAAATATTGCTGGCACGTTACCACCACCCGTTCCCCATCTCGAAATAATCGTTGGCACTATTTCATCATCATAAACACGGACATCATTTACCCGCGTACCATCTAAAATCAAAATGGTTGTGCGTATGTCTCCATTATCAAATGCGTTTAATGTAGGCATAACCCCCCCCTCGACCCATGTTTCAAAGTCGTCAACGTTCTGCGCCCGTCTACTTTTCGTGTACCACAAGGTTAAAATGTTCCGATCCACTAGGTCCACCTGTTCCTTTGTGCCACTTGGAAGTGATAGAAGTTATTGCATCTGTTGAGGCAAGCCAGCCAGCTGTTCTAGCGCTATCTGTAATTTTGCGGGTAACTTTTTCCCTCGATTGTTTGCTCGTCTGAGAATCCCCTCGCAGGCTTTCTTGCTCAATGAATATCGGCTGTCCACTTCGGTCAACAGTACTTCCGACAATGAAGATTCTACGGCGGCGTTGGGGTACTCCGAAGAATTGCGAATCAAGAATTCGCCACTCGATGTGGCCATACCCTGAGTCGGCCAGTTCAGAGATGACGACTCCAAAATCGCGTCCTTGGTTGCTTGATAGAAGTCCTGGCACATTCTCCAAGATGATAGTTTGTGCTTTGACTTCCCGTGCAAATTGTATGGCATCCCAGAATAATCCAGATCTTGCCCCAGCGATACCAGCACGCTTTCCAGCAACTGAGACATCTTGACAGGGGAATCCTCCACAAACAATGTCAACTTTTCCAATTAAATCAATCTCCTTTGCCCATTCGATAGCGGTGGTTACATCATCATGCAGTGGCACATCAGGCCAATGCCTCTTAAGAACTTTTTGTGCATGTTTATCTATCTCTACTTGACCTACGCAAGTATGCCCCGCTTGTTCTAAGCCAAGATCAAACCCGCCAATGCCAGCAAACAAAGATACAAAAGTACTCATGCGTTCAGCCTTTCCTCAAACCACTCTTTGCCATAGGCTAAGTATACATCATTAACATCTTGGTTATCGGGAAGCTGAACCACTGTGGCTTTGTCTAAGTCCTCTTTGATCCGCTTGGCTAACTCTTGTCCTGGGTTTCGACCATCTTCTTTAATGTCATTATCTGCGAAGATAAGAATGCGGGAGTAAGATTCAAATAGTTTCGGGAACCAGGGCTTCCATTGACTAACGCCTGCAACTCCGACTGATGGGATGCCAACAAGACCCGATAATATGATCGTGTCAATCTCCCCCTCGCAAATGGCAATCGTGTCACTATACCGATGAAGGTCAACAACATTGAATAGCCCCACCTTTTGACCCGTAGGATAAAGATACTTTGGTGTGCCACCATCTATGCTCCTAAACTTTAATCCCACTACACCTGCTGGTGTGCGATACGGAATGGATAGTCTGCCTACTGAATGCTCATGGCCAGCACTAGGCGCCTCTACGCTTCCAAGCAGGAACGTATCCGCGACTTCCCGAGTGATGCCCCGTGCCTCTAGGTAAGAGACTGCCGCTGGTGTTAGCGCGTTGGAGTATCTTTCGGCTGCTTCCGTTAGCAAGTTGCGCTGCTCTGTGTTTAACATCTACAAACTCCTTTAAGTTTTCCTTCCGAGCTACCAGATCATACACGTCACCTAGTAGTTGACACACGAGGCAGTTATATGTCTGCGTGTCGAGATTATATGCTGCGCTAGCATGACCATCATCATGCACCACGCACTTGCATGGCACCCATCCATGCCTGTCTAAAACGCTTACGCCGTAATGCTCAAGCACGGCACCAAGGTCAGGCTTAGAAATAGTCACATTCAGATTTCATTGCCACTTCGATAATTTTAAGCGCTTGAGTTAAAGTGGCATTATGTTTTTCCAAGAGCTTGACTAGTTTCATTGCTTCTTCAAAGTCTTTTCTCCACGCTAAACCTTGTTCGGTTTTTAATTTCAAACTGCGGGCTAAAAACTCTTTGCTTTGGCCATCAAGAACCTTTAGTTCTTCTTCGGTAAATTCTGCATTACCTCGTGCTGATTCGTTCATTCTACCCCTCCTGTTGTCCTTAACCACTGCGTCAAGTCCTGCACTACCCATGATTGTTCTAGTCCTGCCATGCGGCGCTTGACTATTACATAGGCAGGTGGCACTGGGTCTATACCTCTAGCCTTGGCATAGTTAAATGCTTCAGTCGTAGCTTCGCGCCAAAACTGTGGAAGATCCATCTTGGCAGTAGCCTTCAGCTCAAAGATGTAGGGCTGACCAGCAACCATACATACGATGTCGCCTTCATCATCCTTGCCAGCGAGGCGTAATCTTTCCGCTGATAAACCTTTGCCACGAAGGAACTTTAGGATGCCAGTCTCAAAGGCAGAGCCTTTGCGTTTGTTGGCTGCGCTCATTCCCACTCCTTCTCTATGGTCTGAATAGTTAAGCAGGGATAATCAAAGTCAGGACAAATTTCACAATACCCATTTTCATTGGCTTGCTTGTGTAGTTCTACTACTGCGCGAAGGGCTGACCAAGCATGAGCATCAAGTATAGATACGTTCTTTGCGTACCTATCTATCATTGCTAGCAGTTCATCGTGGGTCATCAGTATCCACCTAAGCAGTTATTAGAATGCGTATGCCTGCTGTAACTGACAAGGTATGCGCCTTTGGTTGGAGCAAACAACTCTGTGCCGCAAGCGCCACATTCGCCGTACCATTCGCCTGCCATAAAGTCGTATGTCATAACCCCACCATTTCTAGCAGATCCTCTGCTCCACGCTTAATCATATACCTACGAGCCAACTCCCATTGCTCATCTGTAATCTCTGGAATGTTCCAGCTATCAAGGATAGCAGCAGAACCGCTAAAGTAATCCACGCCTTCTTTGTAACTCATTGGATTTGACTCCAGCTCTGCGCTAGGAATTGAGAAGTACGATCTGAATACATAGTCATGCGACTAGCATCTGCCCATAGTGTTACATACTTAGAACCATCTGCGCTGTTGGCGGCAAAGCGGTTCTTCACACACGCTACTCTAAACTCACCTGACTGTGGCACTAAGGCAACAGTAATAATCATTTCTGGTAGCTGAGCAATCTTACCTTGGATAGCCTTACGGCTAGGTGGCAAGTCTGCTCTGCCCTCTGACTCGGTGGTGTGATGGAGTAGCAAGACACCCGCCTCAGTCTCTCGAGCAATATGGTGCATAGCCTTGGCAATCTCTCGTAGTCCTGCCCACTCATCATTATGTAGCGACACCACATTCATGGCGTTGTCTACGATAATCATATGTGGATACTCGCCATATGCTTCAGCATAGGCGCGGATAGATAGATCAATCTCGTCCAAGGTTGGGCTTGGGTAGAAGTCAAACTGTAAGTGCTTCACACTTTCCAGTTCTTGTCCATAGAATTCCTGCCCTGTACCTGAAGCAAACGCCTCTTCAACAGTAGAAACTTTATGACCAGTAACCATAGCTGCTGCACGAATTGCGGTTGTATAACCGTCTGTATCTGCTGATATGTACAGCGTTGGCACCTTCATTTGCACTGCCATCCAAAGAGCAATGAGTGACTTACCAGCGTTAGGCTGGCCAGCAATCATTGTTAGTTGTCCTCTGCGAAACCTAATCCCCTCTTGTTGTAAAGGGGGGAATAGGTCAGGCAGTAGTGCATAATCATTGGTACTTTTCGCTGCCGCTTGATGTAGTGACAGCATCAGATATTATCGAACGAACTTAGGCTCGCAC